AGTACTACGACGGCCGCCAGCCGCTCGCGTACGCCTCGGAGCGGTTCCGCAAGTCGTTCGGACAGACGTACGCCGCGTTCGCCGACAACTTCTGTCGCCTCGTCGTCCAGGCCGTCGAGGAGCGCCTTGCCGTCGAGGGGTTCCGGTTCGGGTCCGATCGGCGCAACGCCCGGGCGTGGCGAGTCTGGCAGGCGAACCAGCTCGACGCACACAGCCAGCGCGCGCACCGCGAGGCGCTCATCAAGTCGGAATGCTCGGTCATCGTCGCGCCGCCAATAGGCGGAGAGCCGATCATCCGAATCCAGAAGCCCGAGGAGGTCGCCGTCGCATATGACGACGACCCGCTCGTCCGCGCTGTGGCGCTCAAGCGATGGGCAACGCCCGACGGTCGCACGCTTGCGACCCTGTACTACGCGGATCGGATCGAGAAATACCAGGCGCGCAAGGGTTCCGCGGGTGGCACCGCATCATGGGAGCCGCGCCTGGTCGACGGTGAGCCGTGGCCCCTCCCGCACACGCTCGGGGCGGTCCCGGTGGTGCCACTCGTGAACGATCCCGATATCGATGGCGTCGGCACGTCCGAGCTCGCGCCCGTGCTCCCGCTCCAGGACGGGCTCAACAAAGTCATGGTCGACATGATCGTCGCCTCCGAGTACTCCGCGTTCCGCCAGCGCTGGGTCACCGGGCTGGAGATCCCGATCGACCCGGAGACCCAGAAGCCCGTCGAGCTGTTCAAGGCTGCGGTCGACAGGGTGTGGATGGCTCGCGACAAGGACGTGAAGTTCGGCAACTTCGACGAGTCCGATCTCGCGCCCTACGTGAAGGCCATCGAGACGTTTATCCAGCACATCGCGACCACGACCCGCACGCCGCCCCACTACCTGCTGGGCAGCTCCGGGGTGTTCCCGTCCGGCGAGTCCCTCCGGGCCACGGAGACCGGGCTCGTCGCGAAGGCGCGCCGGCGAACGCGCGACTTCGGCGAGAGCTGGGAGGAGGTCATGCGGCTCGCTTTCCGGGGGATCGGCGACAAGGGCGGCGCCGAGTTCGTGGCCGCCGAGACCGTGTGGCGTGACCCCGAATTCCGGACCGAATCGGAGCACGTCGACGCACTCCTGAAGCTCGCGTCACTCGGTGTTCCGAACGAGCAGCTGTGGGAGGACGCCGGCTACACGCCGCAGCAGATCGACCGGTTCCGTGCGCTCCGGCGAGGTGATGACACGGCGGCACGGCTGCTCGCCCAAGCAGCGCAACTGCATGCCGCTCACATGGACGGCACGGAGCCAACGTCCCCGGCATCACAGGAGAAGCTGATGCAACTGATCGAGAGCGCCCGGAACGCCCTTCGCAGCCCGACATCGCCCTTGAATACAGAGGTGCAGGCGGTACGATGAACGACGAGACCACAGGCGCGACCGAGACCCAGGCGGACTCGGGGACGCAGCCCCCGGCGGGCAACTCCGCGACCCAGGCGGACGCGGAGGGCGGAGAGCAGCAGGCTCACCAGCCGGAGTCGATCTCCCTCGAGGAAGCCAAGAAGCTGCGCGCGGAGGCGAACAGTCTCCGCCGACGCTTGAAGGAGCTCGAGGACCGGACGAAGGCCGACGAGGACGCGAAGCTCTCCGAGACCGAGCGGCTCACGAAGCGCGCGGCCGAGCTCGAGCAGCAGCTCGCGGAGCGCGACCGAGTGCTACGAGAGCGCGCCGTCCGCTACGCGACGGTCGCCACGGCCGCGAGGCTCGGGTTCGCCGATCCAGAGGACGCCATCCGGCTGATCGACCAGGACGCGATCGAGTTCGATGACGCGGGCGATGCCCGCAACGTCGGGGATCTACTCGGGGCGCTCGCCAAGGCCAAACCGTACCTGCTCTCCGGAGCCCGCACAGCGGGCTCGTTCGATACCGGAACCGGCGGCGGTCGACAGGCCGGCCCCCGGAGTTACACGAGAGAGCAGCTGCGCGACCCGGAGTTTTTCGCCAAGAACCGTGAGGACATCTTGCGGGCGATGAACGAGGGCCGCGTCAGCGCATAGGAGACCCGATGCCCCCGATCGACGTCACCCAGGCCCAGTACTTCATCCCGGAGATCTGGGCCAACAGCGCCCTCGCGATCCTCCGGCAGAACATCGTCGCCACGCCGCGCGTCTCGCGCGACAGCGACGTGGCCGCCTTCTCGCGCGGCGACGTGCTGCACATCCCGTACCCCGGCACGCTCGCCGCGTCGGACAAGTCGGCGGGCACCGAGTACACGCTTGCGCAGCCGACCGGCGGAACCGAGGTCCAGGTCACGCTCAACAAGCACAAGGCCGTGTCAGTCGTCGTCGAGGACATCGTCCGAGCGCAGGCGAGCCAGGACGTCATGGCCCGCTACTCGGAGGCGGCGGCGATCGCGATCGCGGAGCAGATCGAAACCGACGTCATCACCGAGCTCCAGACCGCCACGAAGGTGTCCGGCTCCTACGGCACCGACGTCGACGCCGCCGCGCTGCGCACGGCGTGGAAGACGATGACCGACAACAAATGCCCCGAAGATGGGCGCTCGATCGCGCTCGCGACGTCGGACGCGGTGAGCATCATGGGCGACTCGACGCTGGTGAACTTCCTCCAGCGCAGCCGGCCCGAGGCGACCGCCGAGGGCCCCCGTTCGCTGGGCAACCTGTACGGCTTCGACCTGTTCCCGACGCAGTTCATCAGCGAGGCCGGCGCGAACGTGACGCTCGCCAACCCGTCCGCGGCGGCCGACGACATCATCGACACGACCACCGCGCACGGGTTCGTTGCCGACGACGTGGTCGAGTTCACCGCCCTCACCGGGGGTGCCGGGCTGTCCACGAACACGCAGTACTTCGTGATCGCGGCGAACCTCGCCGCGCAGACGTTCCAGGTCAGCACGACCAAGGGTGGCGCGGCCGTCAACTTCACCACCGACATCACGGCGGGCACCGTCCGCTCGATCAACCGCAAGAACGTCGCGTTCCGACGTGACGGGGCGATCGTCGCGTTCCGCGGTCTGCCCGAGCCCCCGGCCGGGTCGGGCGCGGTCGCGGCCAACGTCCGCGACCCGCAGTCGGGCGTCGTCATCCGGGTGCTGATGGCGTACGACGCGCGCCTGGGCGGCGTCCAGATCACGCACGAGGTGCTCTACGGCGTGAAGAAGCTGCAGGAGGAGAAGCTCCTCCTGCTCAAGGCCTAAACGGCCCGCCCGCCAGGGAGACCCGGGAGGGGTACGCCACTCCTCCCGGGACCCATGACTCGCATCGTCTGCGGCTGGTGCGCGCAGCCCTCGCCTGATGTCGGCCCGTGTCCGCACTGCGGGCGCGACGCTGCCCTGCCGTGGCGGCAACGCGCGAAGCGGCCACCCGAGATCCGGACCGACGCCGTCGGCCGGCCCGCGCTCGACAGAAGCGCGGTTCGACGTCGCCTGGCTGCCGCCCGCCAGGCGCTCGAGGATGAGGGGACAAGCGTTACGGTCGAGGCGCTCGCCGAGCGGCTCGACGTCTCGCCGCGCACGGTCCGCCGTTGGCAGCAGATGGCCGCTTCGTGACCGCAGATGTCCGCTTGCTGGCCTGTTCCCGCCCGACCGCCCTCGTGAGGCTGTAGTCCGTGCCTACCGCCGTCGGTTCCTACGCGACCACAGCTTCGGTCAAGTTGCGCCTGGGGATCACCGATACCACCGACGACACGCTGCTGGGCACGCTGTGCGACCAGCTGAACGCGTGGATCGAGGAGACCTGCGGGCGCGTGATCGCGCCCATTCCCGGAACGAGTCTCACGATCGACGGGAACCTCGCCGAGGACAGCGGCCGGGTGCTGCCGGTGCCGTTCGGGCTCAACAGCCTGACCACGCTCGAGGTCGCGCTGCGGACCGGTGGGACGTTCCTCACCGTGCCGTCGACCGACTGGTTCCTGCGGCCGCTCGCGATTCACCGCCCGTCGGGCTGGCCCGCCACGCTCATCGTGATGACCGACCTCCCGTCGGCGGGGAACAGCGTCGGGAGGTTCTGGCCGGGCTACGCCAACGTGCGCCTCACGGGCTCGGAAGGGTTCCTCGGCTTCCCCGCCATCCCGGACGACCTCGAGGACGTCGCGAGCACGGTGGTCGTCCGCGCCTGGCACGCTCGGCAGTCAGGACAAGCCGACATCGTCGGGAGCGACGAGACGGGCGCTCCCATCGTGACCCGCTTCCTGTCCTCGCGTGATTGGAAGACGCTCGCCCGCTACGACGTCCATCAGCGCACAGCGGGCGGTGACCGGATCGTCACGAGCTACGCCTGATGGCCGACTACCTCGCGATCGGTGACGCGGTTGCCGCCCGGTTTGCGCCGGGTGTCGTCACCCCGCCCGCGGGCCAGCCCAACGTCCGGGTGTCCACGGCGCGGCCGCCCAACGCGATCCCGTCGAGCCCGTTCGTGATTGTGGTCATCCTCGGCACGGAAGACACGTGGTCAAGCGGCGTGCTGTACGGCCAGGCGCAGCTGCGGGTGCGCTTTCACCGCGCCAAGCACGAGGCCGACGTGCCCCGCGAATGGGCGGCCCTCGAGGCGTGGCTGGGTGTCCTGCGCGGCCAGATCTTCGGGCAGTGGAAGATCGGCCAGGCGCCGGTCGTGGCGAAGGTCCTGATCGCGAAATGGACGCTCAGCGTCCTCACGTACGCCGGGATCGAGTACGACGGCATCGAGGGCGAGGGCACGATCTGGACCGA